TTCCCAATCTAAAAATCCTAGACTAACAGCTTTACTAATAGGGCCGGTATCTGCAAGAGAATAAAAGTATACAGGATTGGTTTCAAACTTTAGGTGTTTAGTATCAGTGTCATTTATTAAAACTGATCTAGCACTAACAGAGCCTCCTTTAATTAAGCCGTGGTCTCTAGGATAGTTTCCTCCAAAAACATCGTTAACTGTAAAATCCGCCGTCGCAGGTCTAGATAATCTACCATTTGTAGATAGAGCTCTAACCTGCACGGTATATTGACCATCGGGAACTTGTAAATAACTATAACTTTTACCTACAGTAAATTGAGTTCTAGGTTGTTGAGGAATATCAAGAGTTATTTGGTATCCGTCTATAAATATTCCATCCTGTGTGACCGCAGGAGCCTCCCAAGCTACAGTAATTTCTTCCCCTGGCTGCGCAAAATTCGGAGTTTTTATAACCCTTAAGCCTGTAGGAGGCGGTACATTTTTATTATAGTCTTCTAATGGGAAAGTAGCAGGTCGTTCAGTAGTAGTAAAGTTATTTTCAATTATATCAAATTTTTCATTATAATACTCAACTGCACTAATTGCTATAGTATTCTTTGATACTTCTTCTATTCCTATAATTTTATATTCTTTACAGCCGGCCACACTTTCTAGACTATCTTTTAATGCCCATATTCCTCCGGTTTTAATTGCTTCAGCTTCTGTACTACTTTCTACTTCCCCTGCGGGTATGACAAGCGTAGTCGTACCCTCTATTGGGGCAACATCAGAGTTTGTAAGTGCAAGATCTTTTGTTCGAGTTTCTCGAGAAACTTTTAAAAATACAGGATTTTTATTAATATCACAAGCTCTAGATAAAAGCTCTTCTAAAGTTATTGATCGTGTAGAAGCAGCCCAGCCATTATCGTACTCATAAAAAGTACTATTTCCTATTACATAAGCAATTGACCCCGGAATTTGGGCGGGAAATCCCATACTGGAAAGCTGACTAAATTCATCAACTACGAAAGCTCTAGTAGGTTCTCCTGTACCTTGGTATTGTAGTTCCCAGAAAGCATTAAAACCACTTGTTTGTGTAACTAATGCGTCTCCTCTTTCTATAAAATTGTTAGAACTTTGTTCAAATCGATCTTCAGCTATAATTTTAGCATCTGCAACTAATACTACTAATTTTGGAGTAGTTCCGATAAGATTACCTTCTGCTAAAGGACGATCTATAGTAATTGATGCTACAGTGGTGGCAGTATTATAAGTTACATCTAGTATTCTTCCGCCATACTTTACCTCTTGATCATGATTATCTTGAACATTAATTACATCGCCGGGACTTAGAAAAACTCCATTTAATGATGTTTCAAAATTAACAATTTCTGTTTGATTAATAGATGTCCAAAGCTTCCATCTGCCGTACCTAATAGCTTGTCCTGCCGAGGTACAGCCAAATGCGGTTGATTCTGTTCTAATGACTTGACCTGTTTTAGCAATATTAGCTCGATCCTCCACAAATAAAGGCTCTAGTTTATATTGATTTGCGGGATTATTCCAAGAAACTACAACTTGATTAGTTCTAGTTTTACTACCTGTATATGTATACGCAAAATTACCGTCAACAACATTAGATCTGTTAAATGTGTATACAGGAGGAGTAGGTGCATCTATTAATGTTGTTAGCTTTCCATCCATCCAGTACATTAAGCCTCTAAAAATAGTGGCCATGTCTTTCATTACTTTGTATACTTCTGTTGCTTTTGACAAGTATAAATTACAAGTAAATCTAGGCTCGAATCCTCCAGCTCCATCAGGAACTAGCTCATCGCAATACTTTGCAATTCTATATAAAGAATAAACATCAATATCTGAGTCTTGTAAAAACTCTCCTACACCATATCTATTATTAGTAAGCATATCATAATAAATCCATGCAGGATTATCAGTATATACTCTTTCTTCATGAAATTGTCCATTAAAAAATCCTTGATACAACCTATCTGGAGAAGCAAAACCGCCCACAACTTCATTTCTATTTGCATCAGGATTATCGTCTGAAGTTAATAACCCAAACTCTTCTCTTGTTATATAATTTTTTGGTATTCGTACCTTTAAGCCATAACACTCATAGGCGCGCTTTGGGGCACTAGAGTATGACTTCGCATCAAATGTAACCATTGCCATGGCAGTATGTGGATAATTAAACTTTTCTGTAATTACTCCCATTGCTTGGGATATACCGCCGCCTTGAATTGCCTGCCATTTAGCTACATCCTCCCCTCTCCAGCCTAGCTGTACAAATCTTTTTCCATCATGCTGATCATTATATGTATGCGCTCTCCCGTTTTGGTCATCTGTCATGTTTCCAGATTCTGTTATTCTTCTCACTGTCAACTTAAATCCCGTATAAGGTTGATATTTTGTGAGATCAATGGTATGCGTAAAGGCGACAGCACTTGTATATCCATCACCTCCTATTCCTCCACCAGAGGCACCACCATGACTTAATATATGCCGTCCTTGTCCGGGAAGCGGCCTAGTGTCACTACCCAGCAGTGTTTTTACTTGCCCAGCAGGGTTCGAAACAGAACTAAAGGGGCCTCCGTCTCCAGTTCCTAGTATTCCCCATCCAAATGCCCCTGTTAAATGATCCCACATTTCAGGAGTTACTCTTGCATTTCCTTCAACATATTCGTCAGGGCCATTCGGGCCATTCGGACTCACAAATTGTCCAAGAGCGTTTTGTACTTCAAGTTGTACAGTGTAGCCTGCACCGCACAGCCACTTTTCAGTAGCCTCCTTTTTCATCATGTACAAACCGCCGGGGTATTTAAAAGTTAAATCAACTTTATCTATTTCAAATGCATTGCCTCCCTGTGCTATAATTGTATAAGGTTCATTTGTATGCATTTCAGGATGAGGAGTTAAAGGAATAGAAGCAACTCCAGCCCCTCCTAAATTTTGAATAGGAGCTTGATTTATATACCCATGCCTTAATTGATACCCAGAAGATTTAATTTTTCTTCTAGATTGATCAGCAGTACTAGAGTCTTGTTTTGCCGCTATTGTTATAGGAGCTTTTGTAAAGGTTCTTAAAATAGGAGTAGTTGATGTTAATGTTTTGTTGGTTTTAGAAAAAGCATTACACTCATAAACTAGTCCTATACGCAACTGTGTTGCCAAGTTTTCTATCCACCCGGCAAAGTTGTTATCCCGTCTAAAGTTTAGCGTTTGCTTAAGAACCATTTGTGTACTAGTCACACTAGTAATTACAAGAGACTGTGCAAGATCTCCTCTGTCATTTAAAAGATAAGCAAGTGCTTTACCTGATGGCCAGTTATTCCAACTTTCTGTACCTCCACCCAGACCGTTAGCATATGCAACACTAGCAGGAACATTTGAGAAATCTCCAGTAAGAGTAACTTGTATCTCCTTTGGAATAGAACCAATACCGGATACCGATTGATAAATTACTTGAAAGGCTAAGGAAAATTCCCCTGATGCAGTTCCTTTGCTATATTTCCAGATATTTTGAATAAAAACATTTCTAGGAGTAGCACTAGTTATTTCTGCTTCATAATCTATTTCATTTCTTGCATAGTCATGCAAAGTAATAGTGGTACCCCCAACTGTACCGCTAGAGGTAAAAAAGGAGGGAGCATATCCAATTTCTTCATCGTCAAATAAAGGATCATTATTTATAAAGATGCTTTTTCCGCCCTTTACGAGTCCTTGAATTGGCCCTTCAGAAATAATATCAGTGATGCCCACAACTTGTTCGCGAGCGCCTTGATTCTGCTCGCTATTTTGTAAATACTTGGACTCTAACGTCAAGGAGACGGGACGAGACTGGGGCCTACCTCTTTTCATGCTCATTTTACTGCTTTTCCTCCGCTTTGACGTCCGGGCGCTCCAGTTGTTCTCGTTATTGTGCCTGTTTGAGTTGTTTCAATAGTTGTTGTATCGGTTCCTTGATCTGTAGAATCATAAGGCAATGAAGTGTCTAAATGTTGATCTCCATCATTCTGATCATCGAAATGTGCAGGCCCGTCTCCTCCGCCCTCTACACCAGATATATCCATACCTTGAGTATTATTGTAAGTTACTTTTCCAGGCTTTAATTCAAAACTAACGGGCTGTCCTTGTACTCTTAATCGACCATACAATAGGGGAACTGGATCCCCATTTACTATATTTTGTTGATCTCCATCGAATAGATAAGATTCTTCTTCTTCATCCACAGAAGGGTCTGGAGCGAGTAGTTCTTGTAGTCCAGAAGCTGCTAAGTTTAAACCGATTGATACAAGCCAGCCTTGTCCTGTCATAGCTCCTACTACAATTAATACTATTCCTGCAATGGTTCTTGCTAGTCCGTCTGACCCAGCAGGAACAGGAGTAATAATTATATCACCTTCTGAAAGATTCATTAATAATTCTCTTCCGTCATCAAGCTCTACACCGCACGCTTCGATATGATATCGAACCCCTTCTTGATGTTTATCATACAAATATTTTTTAACTTTATTTATACCAAAGTTTGCTTCCAAACACTTTATAACGTCCGCAACACTTTCTGCATAAATTTGCATTTCTTTTACAAATTTATCTCCAAAGTCTCCATTAATGTAAACATTACGCAACATATCTATATACTCTATCTATGTACTGGGCCCAAAAAGGGTATAAACTCTCTCTGCATGAAAGGCGTCCTCTGGCATGATGATAAAATACATCTTGTCCTAAATAAACGCCACAATGATTAGCTACTTCAGAATATACACAAAAAGTTATAACATCATTCTTTTGTATATCTTCTACAGGTATTTCTTTATGATTCCACAGTTTTACTGTCTCAGGGTTAAAATAATCTAAATCTTTCTCAAACCATTTTTCTTTAAATGAGGCTCTAGGGGGTATATTTATATTTTCTTTGGCTAGATAATCCCTCATTGCTTCAAAACAATCTTGTGTGCCAAAAGAATACTCTCGGCCATATAATTCTGTATAATTTTTTTCCGGTTGAAGTATTTTTAAATCCATTCCCGGATACGAAAAAATATAGTAAGGCACTCCTAAAGCATTGCAATTTGCTATATCTGGAGGAGAAGGATCATTTGTTGAATCAGGATGATTATGTACTACTCCTACAATATCTGAAGTTTTTAGTGCTTTAATATATTCTCTTGAATCTATTTCAAAATCTTTACCATCCTCTGCAACATTTGTACACGGAACCCATTCTGCCTTTCCTTTTTTAACAACTAATAACCCGCAAGCTTCACGAGGATATTCTCTAAAAAAGTGTTTTTCTATTAAGTGTAAAAAATCACCTATCATCTCAACCGCCTAGTTCCCGGGAATCCTCCAAACGCCAGTATTCCTTGGGTATCTAGTGATTGAGCAGAATATGCTCTATTAAATCCATCTTTATCTACATAAACGTCTATAGCGGGCCAATTACTCTGAGTATTTCCCTCGTTGTCTGTTGGCTTTTCAAATGGAAGTGCTTGATATCGGTATTTACATGATTCAATTGTTTTTCCACAAGTCTCTGCTATTTCCCAAAAATTCGGGTTAATATCAGGTCTCATGGAAGGAAATGAAGAGTTTTGTCCACTATTACGAATAGCTCTGTATATTTCTCCCTCATAACATACATATGAATTTTTTCTTGAATCATCAATATCAACTGTATATGCAGTTCCTCCTGTAGAATCCCAATCGTCGAACACTCTGCATAGAATCCAAGAAGGACTATTCTCAAAAGGAGGAGATGTAACAGTTACATCTTTTCTTGCTTGCCATACTTCATTGTTATACTGCACTAAATATCCTGCACTATAAGTTGCATTTATTCCGCTTTGCTTTTGTGGCTCACCGAATGCCGGCCCGCTTGCTCTCCAATTAGGAACTCGCTGAGTAGTTATAAATGAAGAATAAATAAGAGGCTCGTTATCCCCAGTAAAAGTAATATGAACTTTTGTTCTGCCACTAGAAGTGGTTTGTAGGTTATTCCCGTTATTATAAATAATTATCCCTGCAGCATAAGATTTATTGTCTGTTTTCCACCAACATCCGCTTTTTACATCTGGAGGAGTTGAGGAAGTTATATCATATCCTTTGTATACCCAAGGACAATACTTTCCTGTAACAAGTCTCGACGGTATTGAAAAACCTTCTAGCTCAAAAGGAGAAGCAAGTTCTACAGTGATAGACAAAGATGTTTTTTCTGCTACTCTGTCAATAATATATACTGCTTTTGGAAATTCAAAATTACCGCTTGCCTCGGGAGAATTAGATCCAATACCTACGTACTTTTGTAAAGTACGACGCCTAGTAATTCGCTTATTAAGTAAATCTTCAACTTGAAAATTATTTTGTTGTGCGTCCGAAGAAGTTCCTGTGGCAATATCTAATTTAGAGTTATTTTTAAGAACAGTTTCAACATTAGGAATAGTTAAAGTAGGTCTATTAGATGGGCCCTGAGAAGTAGTATTTATCCCTTCTAAAGATAAAGGAAATGACAAGTAAGTATTGCCGTCAAAAGTTATATCTTCTGGAGATTTTTCTCCATGAAAATAAAAAGTTTGATTTGCTCCTGCCGTGCTGATAAGAACTAATTCAAATAAAGTTATGAGCCCTTCATTATTTTTTAAAAAAAGAGACTGTACATCACTTGCAATTACATTTGTATCACTTAAAGACATTATTCATATACTCGTCTAAGATTTGCTGTTAAAGACTGGTTCTCATTTTGGGTTACAGTAACAGAGTAGTCATCACACACTACCTTAATATCTTCTTGGTGAATTGTAATTGTAAAATTCTCTGGAGTTTTTACATCCAAAAACGCAGATATTAGTTCAATTTCTTCCCAAGGTCTATTATTAAATTTTATATTGTAAGTCTCATCCTTTGTATTTAAGCCGTCTTTTATACGTTGCTCGTATCCATCGCCAAAATTTGCTATTAAAACTCTTTGAGTAGACTTTTTTCCGACTCCCCGATCAAAAGTTATTTCTTTTTCCGCAGTTACACTTGTAAGCCCTTTATCATCATAAAGTTCTTTTACTATATATGCAGCAGTATCTTCCACTGTATTATCTGGAGTAGGAAAAGTATCAGGAAATCTTCGTGCGATTTCTTCATAAAGCTTTTTTTGAATTCCACCCTGATTAGGGTTTGGCTTTATAATTTGAAAACTAAACTTTCTAGCCATTATCCTGCTCCATATGGGCTAAGCATTCCACCCGCTCTTCTTTGATTTGCTAGTTCGTTTTGTACAGCAATTGAAATTGCTTTGCCCAACATCTCTGACTCGCCTTCTTTCATTTCTACACTTTGATTCGCATTTCCATTGCCATCAACTGAAACATTTACAGTTACATTATTATTTTGTTGGTTCATACCTGAGCCTTTTAGCTCTACAGGTATTTTATTGTTTCCGGGCAAAGGAACAACTGCTTCATTTCCATGAAGCACTGCAGGGTATCCTGACATTGGGCCGTTTGCTATACCACCACGATTATACCCTAAAACTTTCTTTCCGCCTTGTCCCATGATACCGCCATGTTTAAAGCCTAGCATACCCAGCCCCATAGAAAGGAAGGGCCCTACTCCGGGAATAAAATTAGCAAGCATACTAAGAATGCCACCGCCACCGCCCATGCCGCCACCGCCCATGAAACTGCCGAAGATACTTCCTAAACTTCCAAGGAACCCGCCACCTCCTTTTGCTCCAAAGATACTTGTAAGCTGAGTTAAGAAGCCCCCGCCTCCGGCACCTCCAG